ATATTGGGGTCATTCGGTTCATTAGTTTCTTGATATTTATTATTTGTTATAGATGGAGGTATATTATGTTTTCCATAAAGTAACATAAATAATAATAACATAGGAATTCCGATTATCACTACTAAAAATATTTGTATATATAATTTGGATGCTTGAATTGGAATAGTACATATCTTTACTATTGCATAAATCATATATATAGTTAATAAAAACATCTTCTCATTAATCCAAAATTTGAAAAATGGAGTATTATTTACACTTCGATAAAACCCATTTATACTATCATTGTCTTCATCTTCGCCATTATTATCATTCATGTGATAATATATACTACGAATTCCTGAAATTCCTTCATTTAATAATAAACCAATCCCAGAAGTAGTATAAAAAAAGAACCAAGCTACACAAATTTGTGCAAGTGGTAAACACGCAAATGCAATAATAAAACGAATAATTGCCATTATAACCTTATAAATCATACTATTTTCATGAGGTAAAGGTTCGGGCAAAGGTTGTATTGGTTCAATATTAACTGGGTTTTCTCCTTTAGAATTTTGGATTTCGGCTATTCCATTTGTTAATTTTGTTATTATTTTATCGTATTTTTTTTTTTCTTCAGATTTATCTGTGTTTTCATATTTTGATGTATAATAATCTAGTTTTTCTTTCATAGAATAAAAGAAAGGGTTATTAATTTCCCATTCTTCTCTCTCTTTTATATTGAAATCTATTATATTTTTGTGAATTGTTCCTGTTGTACTACATATTTTTTGTAAACCAGTTTGTAATCTAGTATGTGCTTCATCTCTTTTACTAAAAAAGATTCCTATAAAAACAGAAACTAATACTATTAGTAAAACCACTGGACTAATTTTACCATTCGTAATAAATGAATGCATAGATACACTTATAGACTGACCTGTTATAAATACAAAACATAGCATAAATAAAAAAATAAATAGAAAACTTAATCGTTTATATTTACGAACTTGTAACATATTAAAAATAAAAGGATATAAATAAGTATAAATATAAGAACAATAAAAAACAGGTATTCGTACATCTCGTATCACAAAATTAATAATAGTACCGAATTCACCTTCAAAATGTATACCATATCCTGGAACATATGTTCCATGACAACAATCCCAATTATACATAAATACAAAATAATATACATTGAATGTCATTATAAATGCAACAATTATCATAATCATTTGATCGAAAAATGATTTTATCAATTCCTTGTCATTTTTAAAATTTGTATCATCATTATCGTCGTCATAATTAGCGATTGATCGAATCCCCTTCGCAATTACATCCGTATAAAAATCTATACTTAAAAAGTCACAAGGTAAATTCCAAAATTTTAGATTCAATGGATCTAGTTGTTGAGGTTCAGAATTGCTTGTAGCACCTTCTTTTATAGGAAAAAAATAATGATAATAATCGGATATTTTGTCTACGATATCGTTTTTTCCTGGTATCTTTTCAGAATCTAAATCTATTTTTGATTTAGTATTATTCATAATCGAATGATTCATTAAAGAATTTCTATTATAAGAATCAATTTCGGGAGAAGAAATACTAAAAGATAATTGAGATATTTCTGGTGGAGATGGTGGTTGTATTACATCATTCTCATGAATAGTTGGCAACAATTCAATATTTTTATAATTGTAATAAATATCCTTTTGATTTCTTCTTTTTATTTTTTTTAATTTTTGCTCTAATTTTTCGATATCCAATTTATCATTATCCATTATTTATGTATCTTACTTTCTTATCTTATACTTGTCCCATACAAAAAAAACAACATATGAAATACATCTATTAAATTATCGTGCATAAAGCATTCCACAATTACCTCCAATAAAAGATAATATATTGTATCTTTCTTCAAATAAAACCAAATTATAATTATATTCGTATAATTGCCAATTTGATTTTCGAATACCAATTGCACCACCATTTCCATCACAAATGACTTGATAGGATGTTTCCGCCGCACTAACTTGTGGAACATATGTTGTAAATTCTAACTCAACGTTTTTAAATTTCCCTAAATTAATAGCACCAGATGGTTGATAAATATTTGGATTTGTATCTAAACAAAAATTATAACAATATAATCCCTGTGTTGCAAATCCATTTGTACGTGTATATTTTTCGATATAATCAAAGACATTTCGAGATAATGTATTTTCGCGATATTTGCCATCCAACAATATTGCCATGGATACCATTATATCTTTTTGATTATCATTGCTATAATTACCAGAAATAAAAAGTCCAGAATTCGTTCCATCTGGATGTAAAAATGGACCTCTATTTGAAACAGATGTATCATTGGATATTTGTGGTGCGATTTGTATGTCAGAAGGTAAATTTCGGTATGGCCAATTGGTATAGTTAGACCATTCGTTTCTCATATAAATATCATTTCGTTGAAAATACCACATCCAACTAGAAATCATTCCATTCGAAGTCAATGGTATTGTTTTACTTCCTGTAACATTCTCAAAATTATATTGAAATACTTCTTTTACTAAATATATTTGATCATTTTTAGCAAATAATTTCGCTTCGTCTTTCGATAAAAAAGCATAAGTAGTCATTAAATGAATATCTGCATTCCAATTTGAAATAAAATTGGTATAATTCCCGGCTTCCACCGATGTATTTACTGCAGGTGGACTTTGTAAAAAGCGATACATTTGAAACCTAGCTTGATTAAAATCCGGTTGAATATATGGAAAATAATTCGTATAATCAAATACATCACGTACTTGAAATAATTCTTGTATAGGTCTCAATGTTACATATATCTCGACTTCATTATATTGTAAAGATATTAATGGAAGCGCACATCGACTATCTAATGTAAACCAAGTATTCAATGGAATATATAATTGTCGACCTCGAATAGATGGCTCTGCACCAGTGGTTGTCGTTGTAATATCATAATAAGCACTAGGATATGTATTGGCTCTTCCAAATGCATTCGATGGTGAATATAATTCGGGTATATTTCCAGTCATATTATTGAATAAATTCTTTTTTTCAGTAGTAAAATCTCGGTCAACCATTGCAGCTAAATAATCACCGGAATATTTGGCTAATATAAATGAACCACATTGTACCACTATCTCTTTTATCATAGTTGTTCCAATATTACGTACCCATTGAAAGTCATAAGATGACCATAGATTACCAGTATCCGTGGTTGGCGAATAAATAGGACTCCAAATATCTGGTAAAGTAATTCCAAGATAAGTATCCATTAATAATTCCGCATATCTTGGTATTTTGAAAATAAAAGTAGATGGTTCTGTTAATCGTAAATCTCTTACTCCATTATAATCAATTCGGAATTTTTGTAATCCGAAATTTGTATATTTGGAATAAGTTACTCTGAAAAAGGTTTTAGAAGGATTCCCTGTAAGAAAAATATTTGCATTACCTTGGGCTATAATATTTAATAATCCACCTGCCATTATTTATGTTTTGAATATAGAAATTTATTGTATGTTATTATTATATATTTTTATTATAAGTAAACATGTTGTTTTATAAAAAAATAATGATCATTATCATTATTATACTTTTTTCTTATTTGTTAATCCGATTAAATAACAAACGAAAACAAATAATAAATGAGAATCAAAATCATTCTTTATCTTTGGAATCTTTTATGAGTGGAATTCAATTGTCCGATACTTTTCCACAAACACTAAAGCTTAGTGATTATTGTATTAAATCATCTCTAAATAGCGCTTATAATGTTACTTCTAGAAATATAGATTGTGATCCTGAAAATGGAGGAGGTATTCTGAAAATTATTTTACAACGTGGAGTTCGATTCTTGGATTTTGAAGTGTTTTCGGTGGATGAAAAACCAATTGTTGGATATTCTTCTTCTTATGACCCTACAAATACTATTAATGAAGCATCGAATCATCCTAAAAAAGATAATTTTATTCATTTAAACAATATTTTCAAATTCATTCTATCGAATAAACCGATTAATATTACCGATCCATTATTTATTCAATTGCGAATTAAAACACAAAAAACCGAATTATATTCGATTATTGCAAATTATATCCATGATAATTTCGATGGAGCTTTGTACCAGAAAGGAAAAATCACCGAAAATACATTATTATCTGATATAAAAAACAAAATTATTATTGTAGTAGATACTATTCATTCGAACGCTAGTTATTCAAATTTAGATAATGAACATCCTTTTAAAAAATTAGTAAATTTAGAAACAGGTACTTCTTTAACTACTATTCAAACAAACACATTAATTCAGTCTTCACAAAAAAGAATAAATATAAATACAGATGGAGTTACGATTACGTCAAATGAAAAACCTCCTCAATGGGTATTAACTTATCCGGATTTAATTGCAACGTCTAATCCAGACATCAAAACATTAATGACGAAACAATGTCCAAATATCATTCAATGTAGATTCGATTATGACGATGCGAACCTTGCATTATATGAAAATATATTTAAAAATATGGCATTTGTACCATTAGGAAATGCTTATAAAACCGCTTCTAAATTTTAGAAATATATTTTTTTATAAGTATATTATAAAAAATAATAATAATTATGGTTTTGGGAATTACAAAAAATCATAATAAAAAAAGTATTACTTTTCGAAAAAAACACCACAAAAAAAGAAAATCGATTACTTTTCGAAAAAAAAGAGATTTGAATAAATTCAAAACTGCGAATTGTCATCCTTCCATTAAAAAAAACAAAAAAAATATATTAAATCATTCTTGTCTCACCCCTCAAGCCCTGGAATTGTTAAAAAAAACATTTAATAACCATAACACGGATAAAAAAATCGAAACAAATGATCCCAATCAAATATGGAATCATTTATATAATGAAATACCGGAATGTGATCAAGAAACTTGTTGGTTGAATTATATTCAAGATAAACCTCTACAAAATAAACTTAAATCTGAATTATTCACTCCATTTCAACCTGCAGAATGGAAAAAAAACAAAAATGCTTGGTTATCGAATTATGATATTAAAGCCGTGTTGAAACAATATACCGATACATATAAACCTGATTTTATAGCATTGGGACCTACTCCTATTGATTTCGATTCTAAAAAATCAGATGGACAATGTGTTTGGGATGAAATATGTAATTTGTCTTTATCGAGAGAATACAATAAAGGAGTACGTAAAATCGGAATTGTATATAATTTAGATACATCTGAAGGTCTAGGAACACATTGGGTATCTATGTTTATCGATCTTTCACCTTCTACTTCTTTAGAAAATAGATTAAAAAAAGAAGAAGAAGACCCTTTTATTTTTTATTTTAATAGCACGTCTGAAGATATGCCAATACAAATACATGATTTAATTGAAAGATTACAAATACAATGGACGGAGTTTAAAGGAAAACCTTTACAGATTTACAAAAACACGAATGTAAAACACCAACGTTCTAATACCGAATGTGGAATGTATTCATTATTTTTTGTGATTACTTGTTTAACTCGTAAAACAGATTTAATTCCAGATAAGATATTATCTACATCCGATTTAGTGGAATTATTTGCAAGTAAAGATAGAATCGATGATAAATATATTGAAAAATTTAGGGAAATTTATTTCAATACTTCGATTTTATCTTAAAAATTGGATAAAAATTCAACAGAATATGAAAAACCATAAAACACCATTCCGAATAAAACACTTTTCAAAATTAATCCATTTAGATTGTAATTGCCATCTGCACTATATATAGATAAAAATGAAAATCTTTGGAAAACCAATTTATTCACTAAAGGTAAATTGAAAATAAAAAATAAAATCGCAATTATAAATGGTATTTGTGTAGTTTCAATGACATCATCTATTCTTGTAGATTTTCTCTTTTTTTCGATATTTCGTTTCCATTCTTTTTCTTTTTCTTCTTCATATTTTCTTATAAAATCATTTGTTAATGGTGGACTAGATGGAATATAATTTGCTTGAATCGTTTCGTCTAAATTATAAAAATCCTGATTTTTGGGAAAATCTCTTTGGGAAAGAGGAATTTGCATTGGAGGAGATGGTGAAGGTTGGTGTATATTGATAACCGGTGCAGATGGTGGATATACATAACCACCACCATTACTACCATTAAATTCTGGTGCTGGGGGTGCAGGTACAGAAGGAGGTGGATGACCATATGGATTTGGATGAGGATTTAATGTAGTATACGTTGTTGCAGAAGTTTGGTTATTTTTCATTGGTTGTTGTATCGCTGCATTATCTATAGGTAGGTCTAGTATACGAGTAACAGAAGAATCCATATCGTATTTTCTTTATGAAAATACTATATACGTTATTAGTTCTAAATAAACGAATAATAGAGAGAATGTTTATTTACAAAATACGTAAAAAAGAAGCCATTATATTTTTGTTTTTTTCCATATTTTGCATCATTTTTAATTCACTTGTATGTTGTTTTCTTAAAATCGCGTCTTGTTTTTTCTTTTCTTCTTCTAAAAACCACCTTTCCGCTTTTTCTTTTTCCATTGGTTTTTCCATTCCAATATCTCGACTTCTACTATATTCATCTACAGAATTATATGTTTTTGTATTTTGTATATCGTTTTCCGAAATAATAAAAATGGTTTGATCTTTATGTACTTTACGTAAATCGTCATATTTCAATTTGCTAAATGGATCGCTACAAATATATTCATCTGTATTTTCTTCTTCATCATCATAAAAACTTTTACCACAACTATTACCATTCGATAATAATGGACTAACACCACGATATAATGCCATACTACGTTCTTTCTCTTCTTTCTTTATTTTTTCCAGTACATTATGTATTTGACTTGTATTATGTACACTATAACCTTCGTAT